GCCTCCTTATAGTTAAAAGTTCTATTACGTTCTTCCCATTCCTTAACCTTTTGCAGATCATATTGAAGAATCCCGCTAAGTTTTGAAAAAGGAATCGGATCAACATCCCTATGTGTTAATTTAGATAACGTTGGTCTTGAAATACCAAGATAATCAGCGATTTCTTTTGCTTTCTTCCACTCAACCTCTAACACTTCATTTCTTCTTTCAAGTGGTACAACATTCTTCATCTGAGATATTTTCATTGTGGTTACCCCCTCATATATCTTTTTTTGATCCAGTGAGGCATTCTATCTTTAATAGCCTCTTGGATAGTGACGTTCAAAATCTTCAAGATAGAAAAAACGATCGCCATTTCCACAATAATTTCATCCAGAAACTCATCTGTGTAATTTCTAAGTTCAGTTCTTTCAACATCAGTCAGCATTCTCACTTGTGATTCAGCTACGATCCTTTGAACTACTTTCTTGCGTTCCTTTCTTTCGTCTGACTCGATTTCTTGAAATATCTCAAGATCATTCGTTGATTTAACATCTGCCAGCTGGCCATCCATTGATTTAAAAAATCCTAAGTATTGATAACTGATGTCTCCTGTTAATTCATCAGTGGCTTGATACCCATTTTCTTTCATTGCCTCTAAATACTCGATTGCCTTGTCAATAGTGACGTTGGCTCCATTAAAATGATCACTTACTGTTGCATTTGGTGTACTAGCATCGATCGCTAATTCTTTCTGTCTCTTTCCCGAAAGAAATAATGATAGTTTTAAAGTCCGACCGATTTTTGCTGCTTTCGGCATGCTTTCACTCCTTTTATTCGTTATTGTTTTTGGCACAAACGGTCATTTGTTGTTTAAAATGAACTTAAGCAACAAGTTCTGGTGTTGAGGCGAACTGCCATTTTTCGTCAATATAGGAATAAATGTCCTGTGCTACTTCATCGGTAGCTAAAAAACGAATGATGATTTCTTCAACACCGCCAGGGTTTATGAACAGTTCGCCTTCAATACCGATTGAAATGCTAAACTTGCGTTTAATTGCAGGAATAATCATTTCTATATATTGTGGTAGAAATCCTGAATCGACATTCGCTTTAATCATTTGCGGTTTGTCTTTCAATGTAAAACCTCCGTTCTCTTTTTGTTCGTACTAGATAAGTTTTATAATCTCACTATGAAAGGTGGTGAGATTATGAAATCAAATATTTTAAATGCTATTAAATCCGGTCAAAAGATTAGAATTAAGTCTGTAGACGAAAAGTGGATGACTTTTGACGGAAAACTTTCAACCCAGCCAAGTGATGAAAATATCGTAGGGCTGACAATATCGACATATCCTCAAAATAGTTATTTTGTTAACTTAGCAAATGTAATTATCGTCGAGACTATAGGTTCTTAGTTACATTTAATAGCTTCGCAATGGCTGCAACCATTTCGGGGCTATTCTTTGTTTCAGACATTTCACACAGCTCAATAATTAACTTTTCGCATGCATTTAAAACTTCGTTTTTGTCTAACACGATCATCAATCCTTTCAATTTGTAAGCTTACTCAAGCGGAAGCACATTTTCTGGAACTCCTTCAATTTTTACATTAACCGTTACAGTGCCGTCTGTAGTATCTTTCCACTTAGAATCAACTAAGCCCCAAGCTTCTTTGACTTCTTCTGGCATAAATCGAGGTGTTCCGATAATCGTTACTTTAGGAACTTTATCAGCTACTAACTCAAGCTTGACTGCTTTAACACCTTTGCCAGCTTTAAGTCCGTTTAAAATAATAGGATTTCTATAACACTTATCTAATCCGTTAGAGTTAAGCTCAATGGATTTGATATTTTCTGGTTTTATTACTTGTTTCTTTAGCAATGTATTGCCTGTGCCCACTTGTGGGTACGTGTGTGGTTTGTCTTTCATTTCGACACCTCCTTACGTGTCATTTCGCGTAGTTTAGGTTCAAAAAAAAGAGTCCATTCAAAATCTAAAGCTTTTGCTATTTTCATAGCTTTTTCGACAGATGGTCTCCGTCTCCCTTGCTCTATAGATGAATATGTTGTTCTCGGAATATTTGATAGCTGAGCAACTTCATCTTGTGTTAGATCTTTTTCTAAACGCAATTTAGTTAACCAGTTTTCCATAAAGATGATTCTCCTTTCAATGTGTCGTATTGCGTACTTTTATATTACTACGCATTTTGACACATGTCAACAGATAATTATTCTTTTTGACACATTTCTTTTTTTCATTTTAACATACGCGCATTGCGTAGTATCATTATTACATATTGAAGCATTGGAGGTGCTCAGATGTTCGGACACAGACTCATGGATTTAAGGAAGCAAAAAAAACTAACTCAAGCCGAAATGGCAGATGTTTTAGGTGTCGCACGTACTACATATTCATCATACGAGCAAGGTAGACGTACCCCTGATGTTGATATTCAAAATAAAATAGCAGATTATTTTAAGGTTAGTCTTGATTATTTGCACGGTAGAACCGATTCTACAAATATTGAAAAAGATCCTAATCTTCTCGTTGCAACTCACGTTGATGACGATTTGACTGATAAGCAAAAACAAGAAGTGCTAGACTTCATCCAATTTATTAAGATGAGAGACCACGACAAAGAGTAGGTGATGTATTTGAATATTTCTGAACGTTTGATGGCTGAATATGATGAACTCACATATAAATTTGAGGAAAAAATGCCAGATCATCAAAACGGTTTAATCATTGGAAAAACAATCTACCTGAGACCTGGACAATCTGCAACTGAATTAGCTGCCACAATTTCAGAAGAAATTGCTCACTACCTTACCTCAGTTGGTGATATCACAGATTCAAATAATCCTGATCACCGTAAGCAGGAAAGACGAGCACGTGATATTGGTGCTGTGATGCTAGTGTCGCCTTATGACATCATAGATTGTTTTGAGGCGGGATGTATTTCTATTTGGGAATGTGCTGAACATTTGCAGGTGTCTGAAGTAACTGTTAAGGATGCAGTGAAGTGGTATGCAAGAAAATGGAATGGCATCAAAACAGAAAACAACTACACTCTCCTGTTTCAACCGAATGGGACTGTAGCAGTTTTAAAATCATTTAATAATTTTTAGGAGATGTATTCATGAAAAAGTTAGCAAGTTTAGGGTTAGTTTTTTTTGCCGCAGTATCTTTGGCAGCATGTGGAGAAACGAAAGATAATTCAAGTAGTAGTTCTTCATCAACAAAGGTTGCAGAGACAACTGTTTCGAGTTCACATGTTGAAAGTTCTTCTGCTACTGAAAAATCTGATAGTAATTTTGTTGACACTGCAGATCAGGCATCATTTGATGGTTCTATCTTAAAAGGAAATGCATATTCAATTAAGATTACTGATCATAAAGTTATCCAACCTGGAGAAAAAGGAAATGAATATGGAGATTCCCCTGTCATTGCATTTTGGTATGATACTATGGTTGCAGAAGACTATGATAATTCAACAGCAATTGATCCGACAAGCGCATGGATCATGAATTTTAAAGCAATCCAAGATAACGATCCTAATTTGGTTAATGAACTGAACATTGCATCATTACCTGATGAACAATATCTTGATAGCCAAACAGCAACAATAAAACCCGGTGGTACAGTTTCGAACGCAGTTGCTTATACCCTAACTGATAGTGAAACTCCTGTTACTTTGAAAGCAAGTAGTATGATGGGAGCCGATTTTGGTTCTAAAGAGTTTTCAATTAAATAAACGAGATTAGCCTTCGGGCTTTTCTTTTTAGGCTTCACAGAACATACGTTCGGATAAATACTAATAAACTTCGAATACCATATTATTTAAGTGATTATTCGATTGAAAACACTCGAATAACCGAATTTATTATGTAGAATTACGAAAGGAGAATTCGAATGGCTTCTATAAAGAAATACTATTTGAAGAAAACAAAACAATATAGATATGAGGTTTTCATTTCTAATGGGATTAATCCTGGAACAGGAAAACAAAACAAGATACACAAAAAAGGTTTTAAAACATTTGATGAAGCAAATAGTTACGCCAAAATAATTGAAGGAAAAATAGCATCAGAAGAATATTTCAAAGAAAATCCACAGAACTTAACTATAGAAGAATTTCTTGAAGATTGGGTAACTAATTATAAGCAAGCGGTCAAAGAAGGTACAAGAGTAGTTCACAGAGCCAATATAAGGATGTATATCATTCCCTATATTGGAAAATATTCTTTGAACAAATATACTCGAGCTGATCATCAAAAATTCATTAATCTACTACTTACAAAGGCAGGTTTAGGAAGAAGCGGACAAGGTTTGTCCATCACTACTGCCAAGAGCGTAAATGCGACGCTGAGCAATGCTTTCAAAAAAGCAATTCAATTAGGATATATAAAAGATAACCCAACTCAATTCGTTGAATTCCCAAGATTGATTGAGAAAAAAGAATCGATCAGATATTATGATTTGCAGCAAGCTGATAGATTTTTAGAATTTGCGAAAAAAGAATCCGAGGTTTTGTGGTACCCCTTCTTCCTACTAATCTTTGATCAAGGATTGAGGAAATCAGAAGTAATGGGTTTACAGTGGCAGGATATTGATTTCGGTGGGAATATGATCAGTATTGAGAGAGAACGGTTAGGATCAGTTGAAAGAGGCTTGAACATTAATGCTATCATTACTGATGATCCAAAAACACCAGCCGGTATCAGAAGTATGCCTATGACTAAAAGAAGCAAACAGGCGCTCCTTGCTTTTAGAAATCATATCCTGAGTACTTTTGGTACATTCCCTTCCACTGAAGACGGCGAACAATTTATCTTCTTACAAACCAGTAAGAGATATAAAGGTAAGATAGTTCGTGATCGATCAGTGAATGGTGCATTTAATCGGATTGCTGAAAAAGCTGATTTGCCGAAAATTAGAGTCCACGATGGCAGGCATACATTTGCAGTCAGATCTCGTCAAGCTGGTCTGTCCTTAGAAGATATCAAAGACTTCCTAGGTCACAAAGATATTTCAACAACTCAAATCTATGCCCACATTTCACCAGAAGTCAAAAAGAGGTCTATGGAACAATTCGAAAACTACATCGAAAGCGAAAGAAAAAAGCACTCGCAATGAGTGCTTTTTGATTGTCACTATCACCAAAACTATCACCAGTTACAAACTAAAGCGAACATGTTTCATTCACCACTAATTTATAAGAGTGTTAAAAACGTTGGCTTATAGACGTTCGTTCAATTCTTTTGCAAGATCTTCAAAACCTGGTTTGCCAAGTAAGGCGAACATGTTTTTCTTGTACGCTTCAACCCCTGGTTGGTCAAATGGGTTCACGCCATTTAAGTAGCCA